GTAGAGAGAATATAAAGAAACATGTTCAATCTTTTAACGTTCAATCTAAAACCTCTAAAATAGAGTTTGAAGGAAATAAAGCAATAATATCATTAAGATCAGATATATGAAACTAACATTGAAATTAGACACAACAGCTAAGTATATTGGATTTTGGAATAGCATTTTTAAATTAACTAATAAAGAAATGTCTATATTATTAGACTTTGTTGCAGCATCTTCTATGCACGGATTATGTACACTAGCCGCTAAAAAAGCAGTAGCTTCTGCTAGAGGTATAGCTGATTATAATACACTTAATAATTACGTTAAGAAATTAAAAGATAAAAATGCAATAGAATTTAAAAATGGGAAATACCGATTACACAAAATACTTGCGAACAGAGAAAGAGCCACCGTATCAGTGGTACGAGGGAGATAAACACGGAAATATATTATCCTTTTTTTGGTTAGAAGAGCGCTTGATAATAGTAATTCAAAACCAGAATGGAAATTTAATAAAATTAATAATATCAGAAATATAATATGGATGTAGTAACATTAGTAAAGAATTTTAGTAAAGAAGCCTTAAAGTTTGTAGCGGCAGGAGCACCTATAGTTGAACAAGACGTATATGAAGAAAGATTAAATATATGTAATTCATGTGAACATTTAATAGATGGGAATAAATGTGGTAAATGTGGATGTACAATGTCAGTCAAGTGTAAATGGGGAACATCAGCTTGTCCAATTAAAAAATGGGACGCAGTAAAGGAGAAATAATATATAAGTTATCAAATAAGTATAATTTACCTGCAAAAGTTATTAGAGAAATAGTATCTTCACAGTTTAAATTTACAGCAATGATAATGAGCAGTGGAAATTTTGACACTGTAAGGCTCCCATATTTAGGTAAATTTACTGTTAATCCAAACAGAGTAAAACATATAAATAAAAAAGCAAATAAAAAATGAAACTACAAGATGATTTATTGTATGTAAAAGAAGGGAATATAGTACATGCTAGCCCATATGCTCGTACTGTGTTGGAATTCAAGGATTTAAAGACTAAAGAATTGGCTTTTGTATATTTTATGGTAGATCATCGCTCTCCATATGCTGTTTATGAATGGGAACAGCGTGTAGAAGAGGTAAAAATTAGTATATTTGGACTAGAAAAGAAATGGAAGCCATCACCTAAAGTGTTAGCTGCATGCGATAAGTATGAAAAATTAATAGAAACCTCAGCTGTAAGATTATTAAAAGCAGCTAAAGAATCTATTGTTAAGTTAGAAAAATATTTTAGATTTGTAGATTTACATGCTATGGATGATAGAGGTAAACCTATATATACTGCTAAAGATCTCATTAGTAATTTAGAAAAAATGGGAAAAGTAGTAGATGGATTGACAAAGTTGGAAGAGATAGTAAAAAGAGAAGAACAAGCTGCTAATTTAAATAGAGGTGGCGTTGAAACAAATAAATATAGCGTATAATGGATTTTTTAGAAGATATAGCACTATACAATGAAGCTATGCTAAATGCATATAATGTTATAACTAAAAAGATTAAAATAAAAGATGTATTAATTGAATTAGAAGACGAAGTAGAACTTGGAGAGTTTCCTTTACCGTTTAACCCATTCCTTCATGAAAATATATCTGACGAAGAAATTGATTTAGTTATTGAACATTTTTCAGATTTAGAAGAATATGAAATGTGTGCAGAATTAGTTGAGTGTAAAAAGAATGCTAAAAAACACAGATAGAATAAGACCGGCTGCTTTAAGATTTCTTAAACACGGTGCGTATACTAGTGCTTTACCTGGAACAAAAGATTATTATGATCACTGGGATGAGGAGCGTAATAGATGTTTATATGGGTATACAGCAGATAAAGGTACAGAAGATGAGCTTCATGTTACCGGATTTCACTATTTTTATTTAAATTATTGTCCTATTGATAGGGCTATAGATGAAGAACTTCCAGATGGAACAATACAATCTAGAAGGGAAAGAACATTTCCACGTTTTTATGATGGGGATTGGGACTATTTTAATGAGATAGATAAAGCTAGGGCAGAGAATAAACATATGATTGTTTTAAAAGCAAGACGTAAGGGATATTCTTATAAAGCTGGATCTATGCTTGCACGTAATTATTTTTTTGTACGTAACTCTAAAAACTTTGTATTTGCAGCTCAAAAAGAATACCTTATTGGGGATGGACTTTTATCTAAAGCTTGGGACTTTCTATCATTTATAGATGATCATACTGCATGGGCACAACCTCGTCTTAGAGATAGAGAGATGAGTAAAATGTCTGGATATAAGAAGAAAGTTAATGGTGTAGATATTGAGATGGGTATGAAATCTCAAATTATAGGGGTATCCTTAAAAGATGCACCAGATAAAGTAAGGGGTAAAGCAGGAGAGCTTATATTTTTTGAAGAAGCGGGTTCTTTTCCTGGCCTCCTGAAAGCGTGGGAGGTGACTATGCCTACCATGCGTCAGGGTAGCAAAACGCTGGGACTGATGGTAGCGTTCGGAACGGGCGGTACTGAAGGAGCAGATTTTGAGGCCATGGAGGAGATATTTTATAATCCTGAAGCCTATGACTGTATGGCGTATGAAAATATATGGGATGAAGGTTCTATGGGAACTACATGTGGGTACTTTATTCCTATTTATACTAATTTAGATGGATTTATAGACGATGAAGGAAACTCACAAAAACAAGAAGCTATAGATTATGAAGAAAATGCTAGAGATAAAAAGAAAGGTGCAGCCGATGCCAAATCATTAGACCAATACATCGCAGAGCACCCTTTCTCTCCAGCAGAAGCTACATTACAAGTTACAGCTAATTTATTTGATGTAGCATCTTTACAAGAACAATATAATAAAATAAGGGCTAATGAATTACATTCTATAGGTATAGTAGGAGATTTATATCATGATACTCAAGGACAAGTTAAGTTTAGACCTAATCCAAATAATAAACAGGTATTAAGGTATCCTCATAGAAGGGAAGATGATAATACAGGTACAATAGTTATATATGAATCTCCTTATAGAAATAATAAACAACAAGTGCCTCACAATTTATATGTATTATGTCATGACCCTTATGGTCAAAGTCAAGCAGCAGATTCTACATCTTTAGGTGCTGCATATGTAATCAAAAGACCTAATAATTTATCTAGACCAGATGATATGATAGTAGCATCTTATGTAGGTAGACCTAATAGTTCTGATGAGTATAATAGAAACTTATTTATGCTTGCGGATTACTATGGATGTAAGATAGGATTTGAGAATGATCGAGGAGAGATTATAGCATACGCCAAAAGATATAGAAAGTTACATAGATTGCAGGAAGAATTTGAAATGTTAGATAAAAAAGAATTACAATCTAGAACAGTAAAACGACAGTATGGTATGCACATGACTGAACAGCGAAAAAGACAAGGAGAAATATATATAAGAGATTGGCTAATTACAGTAAGGAGCACAGATGAAAATGGGAATCAATTATTAAACTTACATAAGATTTATGATCCAGCTCTATTGACAGAATTAATTAAGTTTAATCATAAGGGAAACTTTGACCGTGTTATGGCGTTAATGATTGGAATGTACCATACTAAAGAATTATATAATTCAGAGATAAAAGACATATTAGAGGACAATTCGTCTAATGAATGGTTTGATAGGATGTATAAATAAGTGGTATAGTAATAAAGTATATATATAAATAATAATAGTGTGTATTTTAAATAAATAAAAGACGTATATTTGCAAGATTATGGGGACATACAAAGAAATACCTAGACAAAAACTTCCAATAAAAAAGAAAAATAAGGAATGGAGAGAAGATTGTGTAAAAGCTTATATCAACATTTCTAATGTAGGACACAGTGGAAGTGGCACACAAAATGGAAGAAAAAGTGATTTAATCAGATTATATGATTTTTATAATGGTGAAATTATGGATCAGGATTATGATTACGTATTAAAACCTTATGGAAAAACACGTAGTAACTTTCCATCTAAGATGCGTAATTACCCAATCATAAAACCTATTATTGATTTATTATTAGGTGAAAAAGCTAAGCGTCCATTTAATTATACAGTAACTGTTACTAATGCAGATGCAGCCACAATTAAAGAGGAAGAAAAAAATGAATTGATTTTACAAAGTTTAAGACAAAGAGTAATAAATCAATTAAATGAAGAAGGTATGGAAACTGGTATTCCAACACAAGATGTAGAAATGCCAGAACATATAGCAGAAATGTTTGAAAGAACATATGTAGATGCAAGAGCTCTTGTAGGACAACATTCTATGAATTATATAATGATGGAGCAAGAAATTCAACACAAGTTACAAAAAGCTTGGTTTCATTTTCTAGTGTCTGGAGAAGCTTATACTCACAGAGGAGTGAGAAATGGAGAACCTTTTTATGATATTATAAATCCTATAGATGTAGACTATGACCTTGATCCAGATTTAGATTATGTTGAAGATGGAGATTGGGCATTA